GACAGTGCAGGATCTACAAGGACTAGTCTCGCAACTTAGTAGCGCGACTAAAACCCTACTGCAACTCGAAAGAGATAGCGGTTTAGGTGTCCGGAGGAATATGAAGTTTGATATCCCTGATGCCCTTGCTCAATTCAACTCAACTGAGTTGTCTAATCAAGGTTATCTTACCGCCAACATGATGGGGTACAATCCGTCTAATACGGGTAGTACCCAAGCTGATGTCGGTAATTATTATGGGCTTCAAACTTCGTTGACAATGCGTCAATCGAGATCGGTTTCCTTTTCAGGAAGCTTTACTCGTGTGATGCCGGTTCATAGGGACCTTGAAAATTCCTATGTCCGGTTCATGGGACTCTACTCCAAATATATTATTGGAGCCGACGTTACCCTTGATCGCATCTGGCAGTTGATACCTTTCTCCTGGCTTGTTGACTGGTTCCTTAACATACGTAAGTCTCTTGACTTGTATGAAAAGGTTAAAGACAACAGCCTCGTGATTAACTATGGTTATATCATGGGTAAGACGGTTCAAACCGCCATCCAAGAAACCAAAGTTACGGCTAATATTGGTGCTACAAGCATCAAATCCGTGCGCTCGGTTTATCTTTCCACTCGCGTGGAGAGATTACGAGCCAATCCGTATGGGTTCATATTGCCAACGAACGTTGCGTTAAATCCGCAACAGTGGGCAATACTCGCCGCTCTGGGCATAACCCGGAAAAGCGTAAACTAGTGTTCAGCTTAAAGGGAATGTCGTTGAGTTTCGGATGGAGTCCCTTCTTGTCGAGAGACGAGGAGATGACTTTTGATGAATTTCAGCTTCTGTTCCTAATATTTGAGCACGACAATCGGACGGAAATCCCGCCCGTTTGATCACGATGGAGATTTTCTTCATTGTGGTGGTTACCACTAATACAGGAGGGCCATCATGGCACTTTCAGATCCACAGACTGTCACTATTGGCAGTGCCCAGACGCTGGCGCGAATCCTGACTGGAAGTCAGGACGCGACATATATGGACACTACCGGTACGTACGCCCTACGGGTGTCGCACCAGGTGACTAAGACGCGCAAACGTTCGCTTGTGCAAGTTCTTCGTAAGAAGATCAGCACTGACGCTTTGACCGATCTTAAAAGTGAAGTTTCAGCATGGCTGAACATCACTTTTGATCGGCCTTTGGCGGGCTTTACAGAAGCCGAGCTCTTGGAGCTCGAGGGTGTTTTCACCTGGCTTACTGCTAGCACGAACGCTGTTGCCAAAAAGGTACTTGCGCTGGAGTCTTAAAACTCCATCTAGGTGGGGCTTCTGCCCCACCTAGGTCTTCTGTGCCTCCCCAAAAGGGAGGTTGATCTGAGTAATTGTGTGCTTTGGCTCTGGATGAAGTCCCTTGAAAGGGGCGACATGAAAAGCCTAATAACACTCCTGGCCAGTATCGTCGCAGAATGCGGCGATATATGCTCGGTCGATACCACGCTTGATCTTAAAACGATCGAGCGTCGATTTGAAAATGAGGGTCAGCGGTTTTTAACCGTCATCCTGCCTCGTTTCGAAAAAGGGCTACTTGTAGCTCTTTCTAGAGAGAGTGCGACTCCCGACCTTTTCCCAGATTTTGGGTCAAGGCAAAAGCTCCCTGTTTTTCTAGGAAGCTTTTTGGAGCTCATTTTCGATCGTGAGACGGGCGCCATGCTCGACAATCCTAGCGAGGAAGCAGTCAGATGTCTTCGTCAAATAAGTGTCCTATTCAAGAAAATTGAAATAGAGTGCACCGACGAATTAACAGATGCTGCTTTTCGTAAGTATGTTGAGACTGACAAAGAGTTAAGTTCCGTAAATGCCTTTCTGCATAGTTACAAGCAGCAGGTATCTGATCCCTTCCGGGAACAGATAGTTGATTCCTTTTTGAGGATCAGCCATTTATGTTTCTCCCATGTTTGGTATGGAGTCGATGCGGCTGTTTCTAGCCTTTCCATCGTTCCAAAACATGGGCCTGGAGCCACTGCCGATAAGAAAGTAGCAAATGCTAAGTTCATATTTGACACGTGGTCAGAACTCGCGGAAGGAGTATTCCCTTATTGGTGGTATTGTACCACCAGAGGATATTCCCTAAACGATTTCGATCAGGTTAACTTTTTGCCCCCGGGATGCGAGTACCCTTCAAGGGTTATCGCTGTCCCTAAAACGCAAGAAACTCCTCGGATTATAGCAGTTGAGCCGACCTATGTGCAGTATTTGCAGCAGGGTCTAGCCTCGGCTATTAACCGTGAAATCGACAGGTCTTTCCTGTACGATTTTATCAGCACAGAGCACCAAGAGCCTAATCAGCGCTTGGCCTATGTGGGCTCTCTTGATGGGAGCCTTGCTACACTCGATTTGAGTGAAGCTTCTGATAGAATTCCTTGGAACCTTGTTTGGGGGATGATCTATGACTACCCGGATTTATCCGACGCAGTCTGGGTCACCCGTACCGAACGGGCTCACGTACCCGGCCATGGTGTTATCACCTTGGAGAAGTACGCGTCTATGGGGTCTGCATTATGCTTTCCGATTGAGACGATGGTTTTCTTTGCTATCGCCTTGGTTGGAATTGAAAATGCATATGGCACCACGTTTAAGTCCTGGAAAGACATTATGTCTTTGAAGGACCAGGTACGCATCTACGGTGACGATATAATTGTCCCCGCAGACACGGCCACTTACGTGAGAGATGCTCTAGGAGCCTTAGGCTCTAAAGTTAACTCACACAAGTCTTTCTGGACTGGTAAGTTCAGAGAGTCTTGCGGCAAGGAATACTTCAACGGACACGACGTTTCCGTCGTGAAGTTCCGTAGGGAGTTGCCCTCGTCACGTAAGCATGTATCAGAGATTGTATCACTTGTTTCCTTCCGTAACCAGCTTTATAAAGCTGGTTACTGGAAAACCGTTAAGGAATTGGATCTTTTTATAGAGACCTTAATTCCTTTTCCGGCAGTGAGTGACTCATCATCTGTGCTCGGCAAGCATACCTTTCTCCCTGTTACAGGTGATAGGTTTGGAGGCCGATACCAGCGTCCTATGGTTAAGGGCGCTCGAGTTAGGTACCGTCGTCGGAAAAGTCCGATTGACGGTCTCCCTGCACTGATGAAGACGCTCGGGTTCAAGAATGAGTTCGTGAGTCCGTATGGACCTTTGAACTTGCTCGAGACTGAGAGCGACCATCTTCTGATGGGTGGACGTCCTACTGCGTCAAGCATAACAGTAGGAATGGTCTACGCCGATTAGGCGTAGAGTGACTTAGTCACAACGGGAGCGATTGTAGTGCTCCTTCGAGTGCTCAATCGCCCTTGG